TTATACGGGGTTGCGGCGGACGCTCTTGTCTTCTTCCGGTGCTAAGCCACCTTCACGCACACCGGCAGGAATAGCGGGTAAGGGCTCAAAGCCCGCTGGGAAGGCGGCAGGGAATGGGCGCATGGCCTTGCCGTTGTCGTCGTACCAGCGGGTAAACGTCAAGGGCGCATAGTCCTTCACACTGGGCTTGAAAGCCGTGCCAGTCTGGCCTGCAGGGCGCGGGGAGCGCCCAATCACGGGAAGGCTCCCACGGCAAGCGGCGTACTCAGGGGTGCCAGCGCGGCAGAAGACCCGGGTAACAATCGGGCCCTCCCCGGTCCGGGGAAAGTCGGTCAGCACCTCATACGTTCCCGTGTTCCGCAGCTCAATGATGTCCCCCTCCATCAAGCGAGGGAACTGGTCGGGGACAACGGCAGCGCGAAAAGCAAACCGAACGCCATGGGCCCAGATAGGCAAATAGCCGGGCAAAGGCGGGCCAAGTAATGTCATGTGCGACTCAACAATACGGAAGTTGTACGTCCCATTACCGGGCTCAACGCCCATGTACATGTAGCTGGTACGGCGAGGTAGCACCAAGTCGCCCGTGAACAGCTCGCTGCGACTCACTTCCGCATAGACATGCGCGTTGACAGAGTCTTCGTGCAGCTCATAGCCGTAGTTCTGCATCTTTGTGACAGTCTTCATGTACTGTGCGCAGCCGGACATCGTCACGACAGCAGCGAATGCAAGCGCTGTCTTGATTGAAAACGTGGAAATCTTCATTGCTCTTCATTTGTAACTCAACGTTCTCAGTTGTAACCTGGATTTCGACGAGAGCAGCACAGTTACGCAATAACAACGAAACGAAGAAGCATCCCATAATCAAAGTAAGAAAACAGGGAGGCCTGTATGTCGCCGAAGGTTAAAGAAGCATTCGAGCACTGGATGAAGGTGTCCAGCTGGTACACAGGGAACGCAGAAGATGAAGGCCGTTTCTTTGCGTTTGTCTGGACTGTCTGCAGGGTGTCTCGGACGCCGCCCACTGAGAGAGAAGTGCGAGAAGAAATCATGCGTGCGTGGTCGGAACGCCTCGGCGCGGAGTTTGTAGAGGAAAAGGCTCTGTATTTCTCGGGTCTGTACCAGACGCTTTATGACTTCGCGAAGGCTCGAAACGAGGGGCAGCTTTTCCTCACGGATGAAGATGGGACACCCCTTATTTGAGGGTGATTTCAGGCCAGGGGGGCTCCCCCTCTGCCCTCCCGCAAAATCTATACGTGGCATGGCTTTTCGGGCGTTTGACCGTTGTCCTCAAGACAACGGTCAAGACAACAGTGAATCAGCCCCTTAACTGCTATACAGCTGCAATACAGCTGCGATACGAGGCGATGAACTTTGCGTGCAGCTCTGCCTGGGTAGCGGGGGTGCCGCGGGTGTAGGCCCCGGGGCGCCAGGTACGGAGGTAGAGCTGCCAGGCGCCTTCAGCGTCGCCCAGGGCGGGCAGCGGTTGAGGGTCGGAGTAGAGCAGCAGGCGGGCGAGGCCGGCAGCCAGCACGTCGTTGCGTTCGATTGCGGTCCAGATTGCGGAGTCGGTAGGCTGGACTCCGTGAAGCGCGTAGAGGCCTGCAGCGAGCTTTGCAGAGGATGGGTGGAGGCGTACCCCTCGGACCATGCCGCCGCCGACTTCAGCCTGCCAAAAACTGGTTGCTGGGCCTGTCGGGCGCGGAGGGTTGCCGACCATCTGACGGCGGTACAGGAAAAGGGACTCCTGCAAGCCGATGGTCAGGAGGATGGCACGGGCGGAGCGGGAGTCAAGGTTGGAGGGGAGCTGGGCGAGAGCAGCAGCCACGGCAGCGCGGCCGACAGCGAGGGCGTGTGACATTCGAGATGCTCAGTAGTTTGAACATCTCGTGTAGCGAGCGCTCTATGCGCTTCGCGTATGCACCAGGAAAGTGCTCGGGGGGGGGAATTACTTCCGCTCGGAGTCTTTGCCGTTGCCGAAAATCTTCGGAAATAGCAGGGGCACGAGAGCTGACACTATCGTCACGAGAAGAACTATTTCAAACACAGAAGTACTCATGCCACCCATCTTAAATGCACCCCCGTCCTCGTGTGGTGCATAGTCGCGTAGCGACATCAAGAGAGAAATGGGTGTGACTTGCTTCCTGCTTATCTCTCTTTGGGTGTTCGTTTTCAGGTGTCGAACTTCTGCATGATTTAAGAAATGATTTCGGCCCCCGAAAGCTCATACCCAGCATAGCTTTTTCGGCGACGCGGTGTGTAATTTCGCCAAAACTGGTGTGTAACTTCGCCAAACTCTGCTTATTATTTAAGCAAGTTTGTGCCGATTTCCCGCGCGCCCCGCCCCTCCGGTGTGTAACTTCGCCAATTGCTCGGCCCTCTGGTGTGTGATTTCGCCAATCTAACCACTAAAAACCTTGAGAGCAAGAACGTGCGTCATTCTTTGCTATCTAATTTGAACTTATTGCGGTCGGCCGGGTCACATAAAACACGTTGCTATACACATCAAGAACAGCAAGTCAGCTGCTCTAGCAACCACTTCCCCGGAGACCAAATGCGCACTTCCTTCTCTTCTTCCGCTGCTGCTAATAACAAGCTCACCCTGTACGTCCCTTTCGAATACAAAGACGCCTTCCGCGAGCTGTTCAAGACCGCGCGTTGGGACTCGTTTCTCGAGGGCTGGGAAGTCGCGGACACTACTGCAAACAAGAACAAGTTCGAGCGCTTCAAAGAGTTGGCCAGCTCCGCTGCGGGTGCTGAGCGTCTCGCCAAGACTGACGAGACGAGCGTGGAAGAAATGGAGCGCGTTGAAGCGACTCTGAGCAAGCGCATCGAAGCAGCCAAGGCCCGCTCCGCTGCCGCGAAGGCCGCTGCCGCTCGACTGGCTCCGCTCGTCGCAGAGAAGCACGAAGCCCTGGAGCAGATGGCGCGGGCCGCCGACGCCGCCGAGGCAGAAGCCGCTGCCGCAGCGGAGCCCATCGTCGAGGCCCTGGCCAGCGTGGACGACAACCTGCAAGTGCTCGCTCGGTTTACGCGAGTGCCCGACTACTTGCGCAGCTCGAAGAAGCCCGCAGCGGTTGACGCACAGCGCTTCCTCGCGAAGAAGTACAGCGCGCTGCTCGCTCTGGGCATCGAGATTCCAAAGCTCAAAGAGCTGGCTGAAGTCAACCCGAACCGCCCGGACCGGCTCAAACCGCTGCTTGAGGGCTGCTCCGCTGAGACCCTCGCACGAAGCGCCAAAGCCGCCTGACCAAAGGGCCCCTGACGGGGCCCTTCTTCACGCTGGGAACTTGAAATACAGCACGTGCTCTTTGCCCGCAATGCCTGCGCTGTTCTCAGTCCAGATGCGGAGCCTTCCGATGCGTTCGCCAGCGGGGACGTTTGTCGTGGATACCGTCGTCGTGGCTGCGCCGACCGCTGCCCGGGCGACGTCGTTCTCGGCCCACGTTCCGTTGTTAGCTTTCCAGCCAACGCGGCAGCAGACGCGAGCACCAGGGGCTGGCATGTCCCGCTCGTCGCTGTAGTTCGTGATAGCGCGCAGGTCGCGGTTTCGGTTCTTCCAGCCCACGGTCACGCCTGATGAGCGGGGAATGCTCAGCGTCGCAGTGTCCTCGGAGTGAGCGGGCTTGCTTCCGAGCAGCATGTAGACCGCGCCGGGAGGTAGCGGGAGGGGAGCCCGGGCAGGGCTCTTGTTTGGTGCATATGCGTAGCCCTTCTCCGAGGCAGCAACCAGCTCACCTCGGCTCTCCGCGCGCAGAACAATCGCAGGAGCGCCCGCGGCTGCATCGGTACGCAGGGCGCACGGGAAGACGTCGTAGCTCGTCAGGACAACGGCGTATGCACCAAGGGCGGCCGGGGCGGGGGAGGTGTCGTAAACACCACGGGCCCGGATTTGCATGCTCATGAGCTTGGTGGCTTTGTCGACCACGAAGCTGTCTACGTGCAGCAGCTCATCGCCCAGCAGCACCAGCGCAGAATCGGGCAGCCCGCCGGTCGCGGCAGCAAGGTTCACGTCATCCAGCCTGAGCGACAGCCCGCCCAGCACTGTGGCCTGGACCGCGGCATACAGCGTCCCCGCAATTGCCGGCGCAGCGTCACTCGCCCCGTACTCCACTTCGTTGTCATCAGACCAAGCCGTGGCGAGCTGGGCAGCGATGCGGTACCGGTCGGGGGATGCCGTCGGCAGCGTGTAGAACAGGGGTATGTCCGCCTCTTCGCCCGAGAGCGCGTACGGCGCCAGCATGATGCCGCCTGCCGAGACGCCGGGCTTCGGTGCCTCGGGGTCCACGGGCTCGGGCAGGGGCGTGAGGGCGCCTCCGTCAAAGCCAGGACGGAACACGTCCTCCATCGCCTCGATAGTGACGGTCTGAGCGTTTGCGAGGGAGCCGAAGCGGGCGCTAGTCACCCGCAGCCGCAGGTGCTGCTTCAGCGGGCCGTGGTCCAGCTCGATGAGGTGGCCCACTTGCAGGACGGTGTCGGGCTCGACCACGGCCTCAAACGCGACCGTAGCTAAGGGTGCGCAGCGGGCACGCAACTCACGGTTAGCCAGCTTCAGTGCCAGGGCAGCTCGGATCACGCCCTTGACTTCGACCGTCTCGACAATCGTTGTCCCTGCGGTCTTCACGCCTGCCGGGTTCTTCGCTTGGGCCACGCGGTCAGCCCAGCTGTTCGCGCGGTCCTGGAACGGTAGCTCAATCACGTTCGGCAGCTCTTCCGGTGCCTTGCGCTCAAAGCTGGTGAGGCGCAGGACGTTGCTGTCGTTGAAGGTGGCCACCGGTGCGTCGGTGTTGCGGATGAGGTGCAGCGAGATGCGGCCGGTGCGCGGGTTGTAGAAGGGCGCGGCTTGGGCGACCGTGCAGATGCTGGTCAGGATATCGGCCAGTTCAGCAGAGGACTCCCATGCCGCGGAGATGCCGACGCCCTCGGCGTGCAGGGTCTCGGCAGCGCGCAGGAACGACTCGACGTCTATGCACCAGGGATTGAGGCAGGGGCCAAGGCCAGGGATGCGGGACGTCAGCAGCTCCAGCAGGACCAGGGCCGGGTTAGCGTCACCTTCGATGCTCTTGACGCTTTCGAGCCAAGCGTTGACCGCTGCCCGGACTGGTGCATCATTCAGTGAGCCGGCCACTGGCCAAGTCAGAGTCCTGCCGCCGGGCAGGGCGTCGCTCGTGTCCGGGAAACGCTGCAGCGTGAGCGCCAGGGGCTGCACCGAAGCGCTGCCGCCGACAAACCCGTTCGAGAATTTCTTCCCGCCCCAAATCGAACCCGTCGAGGTTTCGCCGTCGGACGGCCCCACGAACACGGCATGCAGGATGCCTGGGTAGCGAGGCACTTCTTCGCCGACACGCCCTTCCACATACGCATTGCGGATTGCTGCAGACAGAGGGCTCGAGTTGAAGAAGCGCAAGGTGCCGGCGATGCCGCGGTCCACCTTCTCGCCGGCTTCTCGTGAGCGGTGAGAGAAGCGCAGCTCACTTGACCCCGTGCCCAGGTCATGCTCACCCGACCACGCCAGTTCTTCGCCGTAGCGCACCTCGAGCACGTTCGCGCAGGTTGCGCCGCACAGGGTCATCCACAGGCCGACGTGGTACTCGTGCCCCACGGCCACGTTTTTCGAGGACAGCATCGACGTCTTCACTTTTTCAGTGACAGACTTCGCGACGTAGTCGCCGCTCCAGACGACGTTGCCCGCGACCTTGAACGTTCCTACGCCGTAGGGCAGTGGTCGGTCTTCAGTCGCAGTCGGCGAGTTGATGCTTTCCGCAACTGCCCCCTGGGGCTTGTTGCGCCGGCCTTGTATCTCCCCAATCAGGATGTTGATGGCAAAGCTAATCAGGAACGAAATGAACATCGAGTCAGCTCACAATTCGGGGTTTTTTGATGCCGGTAGCGAAGACGTTCTCGATAGGAATCAAGGGGTAGCCGCCGAACCGGGGGTAGTTGTTGAAGTGCGCCTTGCACGTCGCAGGGAGGCTGTCGCACCCAGCGAACAGGGTGACGCGCAGGGGCTCTTTGCGAAGCAGCAGGGACGCGGGCAGGGGCAGCAGCAGCTCGACCGTTGCTCCCTTATGTGTAGCGATGGAACGGCGGTATCCGCCATTGACGGCCGAGAACGGGTCGGGGAGCTTGGCCCCCACCTCGCCCCGGGGCAGGAACGAGTCCACGCCGGACACGGGCATCGAGTACCAGCCGTCGACGATGAGGAAGCCGTCGTCGAAGAAGCCGTCCGGGCGGTTCTCCGCCCCGGTCACGGTCACTACGGAGCCCCCGTCCGCGGTCGCAGTCAGCCAACCGTCTTCGCGGTACGCAAAGTACAGCCCGTCCGGGGCCAGGGCCGAGGGTTTCACTCCGCACGTCCTCTCGTCATACAAGCTGTGCCCGCAGTTCCGTGGGTGCTTGCGAGTGAGCCCCGGGCGCTTGATGACTGAGAGCAAATGGCTTGCTGTCAATGAACAGCGGGACTCGGTGAAAGAGGCGCTTTGCACTTGGCCGGTCCACAAGGTGCGAGGGAGCGGGTCCGTGGGCACGACGCGGGCAAGGGTCACGAAGACTTTGTACCCGGCAGTGTCTTCCGCGAAGAGCTGCGCAATCTGGTGCATGAGCGGAAGCTCCACGGTCAGGTCTCCGGCCTGGGCTTCGGAGTCGAACCGCAGCTCGTCGTGAGAAAGGGCTTCCGGGGTGAAGACCCACGCCCCGCCGGCAGGAGGGGTGACGATGCCCGGGGGAACCAAGCCGGAGCTGAAGGGCTCGTGGTCGAAGGCGACCGGCTCGGTGGCGTTGGTGTGCAGGTGCACGAGGGCCCGGGCACGGCCGGATGCCGCCCAGGCGCTGGGGGCGGTGGTTGTGGTGAGGACGTCGTCGAGCTGGACAACGTCGAATCGGTACAGGAAGGTCATCAAAGCTCCACAACGGACAGTTGGACGGTTGCGAAATTCGCGGTCATGTGACTGATAGAAATCAAGTCGCTCCCCAGGCGCCAGCGGGACGGCTCGGAAGCCCCGGGGGCGACCCACAGGAAACTTCCGTATGCACCACGCAAGGCGCAGGCGAAAAGACGGAACTGGGCAATCTGCTCCGCGGAAAGCAGCGACAGGCTTAGCTGCAGCGTCCTCTTTTGATAGCGCACAGTCTTCTGGCGAACGAACCCGACGTCGAAAAGGTCCTGGTCGCTTGCAGTCAACTCTTTGAGAGCAGTGCTGAAGTTGTGGCGGAGGAAAGCAGGGGCCTGGAGCGGGTAGACGGGCTCGTGGAGCGGGCTGAATGCGGTGACGGGGGACAGGCTGTCGAGCGTGAGCTGAACCCGGTGGAACGTGTGCGTGATGGACTCGAGGATGGAGCTGGGAGAGGACAGCTGCATCTCCAGGGCGGGCCAAGCAGCAGAGAACCCGGGAGACGGCGTGCGGCCCTGGGGGTCGGCCTGGGCGAGCGAGAAGACCCCGGATTCCGAGCGCTTCGCGAACGTGGTGAATGGACGAAGGACGCCCAAAGGCTGCTCGAAGTGGAGCGCACCGCGCCTCGCCGCAAGGGGGGAAATGGGCTTGCTGACGGTGTGACCCCCCATCAAAAATTTCAGACCTTCAACGTCGGGGGGCTGAATGTAATACGTCTCTGTCAGAGACAGACGGGGGTGGGCACGAGTCACGGCGCGCGACTCAGTGCCATCGCGAGCGATAGCGAGCGCAGTGCGAAACTCCAGGGATTCAGTGCGAGCGAAGCCGCCGTCGGCTCGGGTGGTGAAGAAGCTGGGAGTCATCTGTTCACTCCCCATGGCGTTCAGTTTTTTTGCGCTTCGGCCGGGGCGCGGCATGGTACGCGTCGAGCCGCTCGATGGCGGAGCGGCGAAGGCTGAAAAGGAGGGGGAACAGCTCGCGGCCGAGGCGAACGCCGGCCTCGTCATTGCTGTGGTTTGCGACGACTTGGTACGCAGAGAGCAGGTCGCGGGATGCGGGGACGTTGATGATTCGGAGCTTGTGCTCGACGTCGTGAGCGAGAAGGGAGTGGGAGCGCATCATCTGCTCGAAGTGAGCGATGAACAGCTCTTGCTCAGCAGTCGTAAGCCAAGCTCGATTGAAGTGCAGCAGGACCTTCCGAATAGCAATCGGCTCGTTGTGTTTTGTCTTCTTGCGGGGCATAGCTACTACAAAAGTTGGAGATACAACGTGTAGCGAGGAGCATTTATTCGACAAAAAAGCCCCGGAGCCAGGCCCCGGGGCAAACACTTCACTTCAGAGAGAACATGATGAGCTTCCCAACTCATCAATACGTATAGTCACCGGTTTTAAACGGGTCAGGAGATTCCAATCTTGCGTTTGTTCGCCTGGGCGAACTGCACAACCGTGCGCTCGAAGCGAGGGTCGCGCGAGAGGGCCTCGATGACCTGACCGGTTTCGATGATGACCTGGGGGGATACGTGGATGTTGTTCTCCGTAGTGCCTCCGATGCCCGTGTTCATCGCCGGGAGGTTCCCGATTGCCCCGCCCGTAGAGCGCATGGGCGGCAGGTTCCCCGTGCTGTTCAAGTAGTTCAGCAGCGAGAAGTGCTTCTTCACTACCGCAGCGCGCATCATGAATTCCCCGTTCGACGCCAAGATTGGCACTTGGTCCGAAGTACCCGTGCCCGGGCCGCGAATCAGGCCGCCGGTCGCAAAGGCACCACCGAACGCGCCGAGCAAGCCGCCCAGCCAGCCGCCTCCCCCCCCAGCGCCAGCACCTCCACCGGCCGCGAACAGCTGCTCGAAGCCCTGGGTTGCGAACTTCTGCGCCAGCTTGCCCAGCAAGCTAGTGAAAAGGTCCATCAGCCCATCGGACAGCGACTTTGCTCCAGAAGCGATAGCGCTGAAGGCGGAGGAAAACTCGTTCTTCAGGCCCGACACTGTGCGCTGCTGCAGCTCGCGGGTCTTGTGGTCCAGCACCTCGACAGCCTCGGCCGCTTGGGTGGCTTGGTCCATCAGCTGCTTGTTGCCGGTGGCATCTGCAGCCTTCTTCATCTCGTCTGTAGCGGCTTTCAAGGCGTCTGCGGACTGGATGCGGACGTCACGCAGCTTTGTCTCACGCTCTAGCATCGTGATAGTCGCGTCGCTGAACTGTCGCTCGATAGCAGCTTCAGCCATCTGCAGCTTCGTGTGCACTGCGTCGGCCTTGGCGGCTGCTGCTTCAAAGCGCTGATTCGCTTCCTTCGCGTCGAATACCGCATTCACCAGATTCTGCAGCTCGGGAGTAGCTTGGACCAACTCATTCTTCAGTGCTTCAACCCGTGCGGCGGCCAAGTCCTCGGGCTTGCCCTGCAGCTGCAGCAGCTGGGCGTTCAAGCTGGCTTCCATAGACCTGACTTGCTTCTCAAAAGCAGCAACGTCCAGCTCCGCCTTTACCTTCAGCACTTTCCCCTTGCTCGCAATCGATGCCAGCTGCGTGTCAATCTTGATGATTTCCGCGCGCAGGGCGTCGGCCTGGAGGGGGTCCAGGGTAGTGGCCAGCTCTTTTTGCACCTTGGCCTTAGCGGCCTGGGCCGCTTTGGTCTCAAAGTCGAGGGCGGCGACTTCCAGCTTCTGGCGCTCAGCCAGCTCCTGGCGCTTGTTGACGATGCCCAGCTGGACGCGCTTGTCCAGCTCGACGCGGAGCAGCTCTTGCTCGTCGGTGAACTTCTGGCGGACAGCGGCAAGCTCTGCCGCGGCGATTGCTTCGGCAGCCTTTTTGGCGGCTTCAAGTTCGGCGGCGGTGAGGGTGACGGGCTTGGACTTGAGGTTCTCGGCAACGGGCTTAGCTGCCTTGGAGGGCTTGCCGGCGGCAGTCTCTGGGCTGTCGACTTGCATCGAGCGGAGAACGCGCTGAGTGCGCTCGCGCTGACGCTCTGCGATAGCTGCTGCGGTAGAGATGGAGGACTCCAGCGCGAGCCCGGACTTAGCCATCTGTGCGCTGCCGGCCGCCATTTTGATAGAGGACTCAGTCAGGCTGTCGGAAGCGCGCTGCAGGCCTTCGAGGTTCAGCTTGTCGCCCACGGCGGAGCCGAACTTGCTGATAATCGCGCCCAGGCCACCCACCAGCGCGCCAACACCGCCCATAGCGGCCTTGGCCACGTCAGCGACTGCCGAGATGATGCGCTCGAGAGTCTCGAAAATGACGACCAGCAGCTCCCCACTCGATGCCGCGTCGTCCAAGCCGTTGGCCACGTCCCCTAGTGGGCTGAGCATGCCTTTAATCGAACGGCCGATGCTGGTGAATGAATCACCGATGTCGGAAATGGCTCCCTCGTGCCGTGTCAGCCAGTCAGAGATGCTGCCCAGCTTGTCCAGCACAAACGACACCCCAGCGTGGAAAGTGTTTGCTAGGACGTCGAATAGCTTAGTAGCCCAGCGGTAGAGCACAGCAAAGCGCGGCGCAATCTCGCCGTTTTCGTCGAACAGGGCTTCGAGAGTGTCCGAGAGCGTCTTCTTGATAGTGTCGTATGCGCCAGCAGTGGCACTGGTCAGCGCATTCGAGAGCCCGTTGCTGAGCCGGCCCTTCAGCTGCTCCATGCCTTGCTCCGCGTTCGCTGCGACGGCCTTCAAGTCCACGAGGCGGTTGTTCAGCTCCTGCACGAGGGTGCCTTGGCGCTTCCAGTCCTGCAGCATCTGCGGGGAGATGGCCAGGGCGTCGCCCAGCTTGCTGCCGTTCAGCCCCTGGCCGGAGAACAGCGCCTTGACTTCGCGAGACAAGTCGGCGCCGACGACCCCGACGGCGGTGCTCGCGTGGGCAATGTCAGCGACGAGGGACTGGACAGCTGCGGCGTCGATGCCAGCGGCAGCACCGCTGCTCAGGCCGGTGTCGAGTGCTGCCGCAAGGTCTTTTTGGGCGTACCCGGTCTGTGCAGTCTCCTTGCGCAGCTGCTCCAGGCGCTTGCGAGCTTGCTCAGCAGCGGCCTGGAAGCGCTCCAGCCCCTGCAGCGGGGCACCGGTGGCGTCTCGAAGCTCATAGAGAGAGGACACCGTCGCGGCAACTCCAGTCTGCAGGTCGTCAAGCTCAGAGTTGTTCGCGATGCCCTTCTTCAAGCCAGCGACCATCACGGCGCTGATAGCCGCTACGGCAGCAGCAGCGGCAGCGGCCACCGCGAGCAGGGCAGTGCGCAGGACCGCGAGAGACTTGGACAGCGCCGGCCCGAAGGTGGCGTTGAACTTCTCTTTGACGCCGTCCAGCTTCGAGCGCAAGCCTTCTAGCTGGGCCCCGATAGACGAGACCCCGTTAGATGCGGGCTTGACGTTGCCAAGGGCTTGGAGCTTCTTCCGCAGCTCATCAGCAGCCGCGGAAGCGTCCTTGGTGTCGAAATCGACACCGAATTTGATGTTTTTGTCGCTCATTGCTAGATGACGATGACGTTTGTGTTGCTACTTTTTGTGTAGCTACCGTCGGGGGCTTCCAGCTGAGCGGGGTGCGCGACTGCCTCGAGCGATGCGAGGTGCGCTTGTACGTGCTCAGAATCGGACAGGGCTGAGATAGCGGCTAGGGTGTCGATGACTGCGGCGGCCCGGCGGGCGGCGGTGTCCCGGATGTTTTCTTCGTAGAAGTACATCAGCTGCTCGGGCGTGAGGGCCAGAGCAGCGTCAAGAGTGAAGACTTGGGCTCGAACGAGAGCGCCGACTACGTCGTCGAGAGTCAGCTCTGCGAGGGGGCCAATCGGTCCATCAGCTGGCTCAGCAAATCCGGGACTTTTTTTTGAGCCGAAATGTTGAGGGTGACAATCTCAACCCCGACCGCCAGCAGGTCAACGAGGGACAGAGAGAGGGCCCACTGCATTGTCTTGCCGGTAGACAGCGAGATGAGGGTCATCACCTCTTTCTCGCTCGAAGCAATTGCGTCGATGAGGACGTCCATGACTTGCTTCCCTTCTCCCATATTCGCGAGCTGGGCGCGGAAGAACCCGGTCATGCGGAGAATCTCAACGGCGGTGAGAGGGCGGATATCCAGGGTCTCGCCATCTTCGAGGGTGACAGACGCCGTGCGGGGAAGGAGCTTCGACATGGTGAAGAGTTAGTAGTTGATTACTCTTCGTGTAGCGAACGGCTTTATATGGCCCTCTCCTTTCTTGGTGCATGAGAAAGGCCCCTGCGAAGGGGCCCTATTCACCAAAAGAGTCCCGGCCGGACGGTTAGACGCGGGTCAGGCGCCCAAACTTGCCCAGGGTGGCATCGGCAGGCGTAGATTCAACAGCAATCAGAGACCCTGTCAGGGACAGAGACGTGTGCTCATTGCCGCTGTTCATAGCGAGGTTCTGGGCGGGGCTGGGCTTCCACTTGAACAGGTGCAGGCGCAGCTTGCTTTGTTCAGTAGCGTCGTACATCAGCTCAAGCTCGACACCCGAGTTTGCCAAGATGCCCATTTCGACGACAGCTTCCGAGGAGTAGGTGCCTTCTGCTTCAACCAAGGACTTGAGCGCAGTGATGCAGCCCGAAGCCTTGTCGACCGAGTAGTCTTCCCCTTCCACCAGGGTTGCCAGGCTCACTTCGGTGACCTTGGCGCTCAGGAAGTAGGTCTGACCCTCCAGCAGCGCGGGCAGGGTGAAGGGCTCGTCGGTCAGAGCCGCGGTCTCTTTCACCGCAGTCTGCAGCGCAATGGCGAGGTTTGAATTGCTCAGGGATTGGAGCGTCACGTCCAGGTCGGCGGTTTTGGCGGTCTGAACGATGTCCAGAGTGGTGCCGTCGTCGCCAGAAGGCAGTTTCTGCTCCTCAATGCCAAGGCGAAGGCTCGCGTCCTTCGTAGGGCCGAAGGGGGTCCACGCGCCTTTCGAGCCGGCGAGGCGGAAATACAGCTTGCCGCGCAGTAGGGAGTAGACGCGTTCGAAGTTTCGTACAGAGGTAGTCATTGTGCACAATGAAAAAGGTTGTTATGACTACTCGTGTAGCTATCGTTTTTGGCGCGCGGCGAAAGCTTTGGGAAAAAGAAAACCCGCCGAGGGGCGGGTTTGTAGAGGGATTGCCGGGAGGTTACTTGGCCTTCTGGAATGTGATGTTGTATCGAGTACGTACGACAGAGAAAACTCCGAGAGACTGGCTCTGGCTAGCGGGAACTATTGCTGTAATCGTCCAGCCTACGTCGAGCATTTGTTGCACATAGCTATCACCGAAGCCGGGACAAGAGAGTTGAGTAGCGTTTTTTATCTCGTCAGTAAGCTCCTCAGTTGTGCAGAGAGTCATTGTTCCGACTCGCACGGACTGCAGCTCTTTCACTCGCTTAGCTTGCTGAGCTTTGCGCTTCTCGTCTTCAGCGCGCCAGCGTGCTTCGGCAGCACGCTGCTCCGCGCTTCGCCGAGCAGCGTCAGCTGCCTCGCGGGCGGGTGCTCCTTCCTGCCACGCCCGCTTCCAGGCAGCAATTCGGGCATGATGTTCGCGGGCCTCCTCGGCAGACAGTGCTATAGCTGTGAAGTACTGATTGGCCGCTGCGGTACCGAAGTCTAGTCCGCTGTACTCGTACCTTGTGGAAGGACTCCGGCCCGCAAACGGCTGCGCTAATTCAGCCTTGGATATAGAGTAACTAGCGACTATAAAATCTCGTTGACGAGGCGTGATGGGATTTCGCATGGGCTCGGTCACAAAGCAGCCCTTGGCTCGCTCGCATACGAGCCACGCCACTGCGTCTAAGTTTTCAGTTAACGTTGTACCGTTCCGCAGAGTGACGGTTACTTCGTCCACGGAGATATTCCCTCTTTGCACAGAAGCAGTTCTGATAGCTTGAACGTCCACGAGGTTGTAAGCTTCTTTGCGAATACCCAGCGCAATAGCTGTAGTTTGGGGTTGCGCCACCGCCGACCACACCACAGTTTTATCAGTCTGAAATGCAAAAGAGTTGTCAGCGTAGTACTTCACAGAAGCGCTTCGTGCAGGCTTCAACTCTGCCGCAGTTGGAATGCGCTTTGCGTTACCGCCGCCGACTTGTATCGTGCAGCCGGCCAGTGCCGTCCACAACAGCGCAATCGCGGCTACTCGCATCGCACTTCCTGTTGTCGTCATCATCGTCATCCGGTCCTTCTCTCAGAAATAAATTACAAGTAAACCTAAAATGATAGCTTGCAATTTGTTACATATCTATGATTGCGAAATTTACAACGCTATATTTGAGCTATCGTCAGGTTTCTGAGAATTAAGGGATGAAGGCCACTAATTAGTGAATCTCCTGTACCCGCGTGATTTTAAAAGTAAGTGTGTAATAACGTGCGTTGTCTTCAAAATCGCTGACGCAGGAGATGTAGCGCAAGCTTTTGAAGAAGTGCAGGGCGCGGATGACGCCGTGGACTGCGGGGCCGTCGTCGTTGCCAGAAGAGGAAGCACCCCGGCACATAACGACTACGTCGTACGTCTGCTCAGCTTCGAACGCCTCATCGCCGACGTTCTCGAGGACTTGTTCGCCGCCAAAGCACACGACTGCGGTGATGCCGGCCGGGGCTTTGCGGTGAGTCGCGGCTTGCTCGGCCGTGACTGCGCGGAGAGTCGGGACTTGAGCGGTGAGTCGGTCCGCGAGGGTGGTGCAGAAATCGAAATAGTCAGGAGTGCTGGGCGTCATTTGCGGTTCAAGGCAGCTTTACGGAGTTGGTAGCGCACTGCGTTGAGCAGGTATTGCTCGTCAGCTGGTGCAAGGGCGCGGTGGTTATTCCGTGTAGAGAACGCAAACGAGCGCCTCGGGAGCTTCCGCCCGCCCAACTCGTGGTGAATGCCGTACTCGGCGCCAAACTTGAGCCACAGCCCCTTGCGAGTGGCGCGGAACTGAGAGCCGTCGCGGAGCTTGCGAGTCGACAGCATTAGCTTTTGGCCAGGCGCAGCTGCTAGCCGGGTTGACTTGGACCATGGCTTCCAGCGCTGTCCGTCGGGGTCGCGCTTGAACGCGAAGCGGTACCAGATGCGCCGTGTCAGCTCCTTGGCGGCGTTGTCCATCGGCTCGCTCAAGTCGTCGAACTGCGCACGCAGGCGGTCAACCGCACGCACAGTGGCGCGGGTATCGGGTTTGAGCTTGAGCTTGAGCATCCCAGCAGGCATCAGAGGGCCCTGCGGGACTTGTCAGAGAGCACCCTGGGGGCGCTGCTGAACGCGAAGCGGAAGCCGGTCTTGCACGTTGCTGGGTCTTCGCAAACAGCAGGAGCGGTGTGTAGCAGCACCTTGCCCGAGGCTACGCTCTCGAGGAAACGGCGGGCGTCCTGGGCGGAAGCGGTCAGGGCTTCGCTGGGAGTCTGGATGTAGAGCTGGTGAGCGATTAGCTTCGCAGCTGCAGGGCGCACTTGAGCGACTGCTTCAGCGGTGGGCGGCATCTGCACTTGCTTCGAGACATAAGCGTCCACTTCGGAGTGAATGCTCTCGAACACGGTGTCGAGCGTCATGCCTTCCTGCAGGGCCTGGGCTACGAAGTGCGGGCCAAACAGCGCTTCAAGCTGCGCTTGAGTCACGTACTGGGTCGGCATTGGCTGGCTCCTTGCTGCGCTTCGCGCGTTTATTCACCACGGAAGGGGTGGGGGCGGGCAGAGATTGCTGGCTCTCTGTGAAGCGCTTACGGGCCTCCAGGGCAGCAATGCGGAATTGAATTTGCAAAGGGGTCATTTGAAAAAGGGCCCCGAAGGGCCCTCCCAGGTGAGCGCTTAGTACTCGACCACTTTCAGCATGTCGTGGTACACGTTGGTTTCACCACCGGTCAGCACTTGGGTCTTCATCAGACGCTTGGCGGCTGCAGCAGCCTTGGAGCCCTTGCGCACAAAGAGGAGGACAGGCTCTGCGTCGAACGGGGCGTCGATGGCGTCCACGAACGAAGCCATAAGGTCCAGGGCTTCTTGGAACGAGTCAGCGTCGAAAGTCTTGTCCGAGTACACGCCGGTGTACCAGAGGCCGCCGCCGATGTACATCTTTGCTTCCCAGCCGGCCACGAGTTGGCCAGTCTTGAAGGTGTGCTCGCTCTCGGAGCCCAGGTAGGTCGTGGAGTACTTCTCGCCAGACGCGCGAACCACAACACCGCGGGCGAAGATGCCCCAGGACTCTTTGCCCGGAATGTAGTTGTCCAGGTCGGTGTCTTCGCCGGCGATGACGTTGCAAGCGGTCTTCAGCACGACGGGCTGGCCGTTTTCGAGGACTGCCGAGCCGTTCTCGTTCACAGCGTAGATAGCTTGGTTGCCGAACAAGCGATGGCCGGTCATCGGGTTCACAGGGTTGCGCAGCACCACTTCGACAGGAGTGCGGTTCCAGTGAGCCTTGGCTTCCTTGGCCAGCAGGATACCGGTGGACTTGCCACGCTGGTACACCGAGTTTTCGTTCACCGCATCTTTGTTGATGCCCGTGGTGTACTCGTAGCGAGTACCTTCCACAATCACACCGCCACCGGTGATGGGGTTGATGACCTTGGAGCCGTCGAACACGCGAGCCTTGCCAGCAGGCGACAGCAACACGGGCGACCACGTGCCGTTGGTCAGTTCATCTTCGATGATGACGGCGCCGAGCACGTCCTTGTGCTCGCCGAGCATGTCTTCCACGAAGGTCAGGGTTGTTTGCGAGTCCAGCTGCGCATTCAGAGAAGGGTTGAAAGGCATTTTGTCTCCAGTTCTTTACAGGGTGCGACCGCGTGCGGCCAGGATTTGTTGGGTGCGAGCGAACGCAGCGGCGGACACACCGGCCTTTTCGGCGTCGGTCGGCACCTTTGCGGGCGTCACTTGGCGGGTCAGCGAAGCGCTGAAAGCGGCGCTCTTGTCTTGGATGCCTTGCACCGCGGCGTCCAGGGCGGTGACTCGCTCAGTCAGGGCCGTGATTGCGGACATGGCAGTGGAGTCAGTTGCGGAGGCAGCGACGGAAGCGGCCTTGGCGTCCAGGAGCGCTTGGATTTCGGCGAGGATAGAAGCCAGCTGGGTGTCGGCCGGCAAGTCGGCGGGGAGGCCGAGCAGGGCGAGGATTTCTTCCATTTCAGTAGCGGAAAAGTTGTTGGGACACTGCGTGTAGCTATCGTTTCGTGCTCCTGACGAAGTAGCGCGCGTAAAAGCGACCGGCATTTCGGTAGCCGGGTTGTTCGTCAGAGCGTTGGACTTGACGGACGTGATGCGAAAGGCGGTCTCGGACACTTCAGCGCCCAGCGAGACCGCGCTCGTGTAGCCGAAGTGCTTGCCGGTCAGCGCCTCCAGGCCTAGGTCGTTCAGCTCGAACAGGCCGTAGAGGACTCCGGGCTCCAGCGCCAGCTCTGGTGCATGGTCTGCGGTGACAAGGGCATATCCCCAGCCGCGCGAGCGCGTGTCGGTCGCACCGGTCTCTGTTGCGTGCTCAACGTCCAGCGGGAGCGGGCGAGCCGGGTCAAACGCCGCGATGACTTCGGCAGCGTCGTAGCTGTATTCGATTTCGTGCCGGGCGTCGTCGACGAACGTGTGGAAGGGCGAGGCGGGCAGAACGGGGATTGCGTGAACAGTCACTTCCGTCCCATCGGGGCGAGTGAACTGCTTCGTGGGCGTGCGAATCGCAGTCGAGGCGAACGACGTCTTTGCTTCAGTTTTCAGAGCGGGCATTGCACGTGCAAAAAGGTTGGTGGATATGCACGTGTAGGTAAAGAAAAGCCCTCCTGAGGAGGGCTTCGGGGGCCATTCACCAGGCTAGGCCTGGTCGGGCGTGTCGGACTCCTGAGAGTTGGCCAGGATTTCAGCAATCAAGGCCTTCGCGGAGGCCTCAGCCTCTTCGGGCGTCATCGGTTCAAACCCAGGTCGGTCGGGCGAGAACTTCTGGATGATGCGGATGCGGCCGTCAGCGCTCTGAATCGAGTAGCCGCCTGGGATGAGTACGTATGCCAGTTCCATTTTTTGCTTTCAATTCAGAGTTTGCGGGCGTAGAAGATGTCAGCGACAGGGACTTCGGAGTCCAAGTCAGCCAGCGAGATGAGGACGGGAGTGTTGACACTGCCGGCCAGGGTCATGGCCCCGAAGAGGTTGTTGCCAGTGATGGGCCCTGCAGTGAACTTGACGGGGACAAGTTGCCCCGAGCTGCCTGTAGCATTCTCAAGCCCAGTAAAGGAGATGGGCTTGTCGAGCAGCTCCCCTTCCGCGCCAATGGTGTAAACGGCGCCGAGTCCGAGGCCACTGTTTGCGCCGAATGCCAAGACGCGGTTGCCCCCGAGTGGCGCGAGGCCACCGTCCTTGTTTGGGTGGGTTGTTTTCGCCAGCGTCTCAGTGACAAGGTTAGCGATATACAGGCCCGCTCCGTCTCCGTTGCCGGCAGCGAGGTGGAACAGCAAGAAATCCCCCACAACAACCGCAGGGCCATACGTAGCAAACGGGAGCCAGCTGAGCTTCGTGATTTCGCGAGTCGTCAAGTCGACGGCAACGCCGTCCTGGGCGGACCCTCCGTAGGCGCTGTTGCGAAGAATCAGCAAGCGATTGCGCTTCGCGTCGTAGACGGGTTGCAGGTAGTCAGAAGAACGGACGCCGGGCAGCTTTGTCGAGAACTGTGACCAGGAGTCGGTCGCCGGGGTGTACAGCCAAAGGGTGCCTGCGGTGCTCAGCACGGCGAAAAGGCCGAGAGGGGTCATTACGGCGTTGCTAGAGACGCCGGAGCCCACCAGACTGGCACACGGGTGGCTGACGCCCGTAAGCAGGTCGTGTCGCCGCAGTCCAGCGCCGTACATCAAGTACACGTGATTGGGGCTCTCGGGGTCGTTGACGCAGGAGAGCTGGCCCGACGACAAAGCGCTCTGTGCAAAGGTGCCTGCGGTAACCACGTAGGGCAACAGGGAGATGCGAGCGCCGGGGGATGCGAACACGGATTTGTCGACGTACACGTCGTTCATGCGCCTCCAGCCGGCCGGGGTCTCGCTGCAGAAGAGCTGGATGGTGCCGGGCAGCGCAGCGGCAGAGCCGCCAGAGTTGGAGATTAGGCTCATTGCAGTGTCTCCACGGTGACGTTGCCGGTACCCAGGGCGGTGACGCGCACATGAGCAATCTTGCAGCGAATTTCTTCGATGACGTGAGCGCTCGCAGGCACGGTTCCGTTGCCGTTCAAAGCAGAGCGCACGAAAACGGGCTCCAGCGACGAGTGCGACAAGCTCACTTCTACGAGCGCTGTCGTGTTCTCGTCACACGCGACAGAAATCGCGGAATTGGGGAGAAGATTGGAGAACACGAGGGGCTTGTCGGCTGTGACTAGCCCCCGCGTGTGCGTGCCGAGGGTGGACACGTTTGAAGTTGATTGCGTCATCAGAATCCAGAAAGTTGGAGGAGATGACTTGTGTAGAGAGTGAAAACCAGTTCCAACAGGGAGGGGCCGATGCTTAAGCGACTGATAGATGCGCTTCTTTTCGACAATAGAAAACTTGAAGCGTTGCTCGCTCGTAAAGAAGAGCGGGAGCACGAAGCATTCAGACAGCGCTGTGTCGAAGCCTCCAGGGGTCCAGGAGAGATTAGCTCCTGTACCGGACTTGACGACTCGTTAGACGCATGCCGGCCCGTAGTCAACATAGACGGCACGCCAATGGTGGGCGATATCGACATAAATGGAAATCCGTTCGGCGTGACCAATGACGATTCGTTCTGCAGCGGAAACTTCGGCGGCGGGTTCAACAACGACTTCTAACGTCAGCGCTTCGCGTATGCACCAAGCAAGGACTTGCGGGCGCTGGAAGTTACAGCAGCAGCCTACATTTCTCCGCCTCCCCCACCCTTTTCGTGGTGCATAGTCGCGCAGCGACCAACTATCACCCGGCAGTAGAACGACATCTCAAGAAACATCAGTGCGACTAGCGTCCTTGTGTTCCTCTCGGGGTGTTCGTTTTCAGGTGTTGAACTTCCATATGATTTAAGAAATGATTTCGGCCCCTGAAAGCCCGCGCCCCGTATAGCTTTTTCGCCGACGCGGTGTGTAATTTCGCCAGAACTGGTGTGTAACTTCGCCAATTGCTGATTAATTTTTAAGCAGATTTACCCCCTGAAACCCGGCCGACCTACTCCGCGGTGTGTAATTTCGCCAATTGCCGGGGTAGCCCTCAAGCAACGAAAATGGGCCCCTCAGGGCCCTAGCTCCATCTCTCCGGTTTTCGTGCTCAGTGCACCTCAGCAGCAGCGCGCTTGGTAATGCGCACTTTGCCCCTCTCAATCGCGAAGCTGTCGATTTCCCCGGCGGCTACCAGCCGCCCAAGTTCTTTCCTCAGCACCCGCGCAAACTCTTTCTGCGCATACCCGGTCAGCCCTGTCCACGCCTGGAGCGCCTCAAGCTTGAAAGGCACGAAGCATGCGTCAGCTTTCACGAACGAGTACAGCCAGCTCTCCAATCCATCTTTCGCAGCGAACCTCGCGTCTTTATCGAGGCAAGTGAAAGTGCTGTCCGCGAGCAAAGCAGCGACACGCTCGCTCAGCCAAACACGCCAGACACCCCGTTCAAACTCAACATCGGAAACGAATGAGTAGTGAGCTTCCATCTGCGCCGTCACGACCCGAATACGAGCTTTTTGCAGACGCACCAAGCTCTCTTTGAGCACAGCAACAGAAGAAGAGCTGTCAGCGCGACCCATTTCGACGCAAAACTCACGCGGAGAGAACTGCAGCTTGCGGCTCATTAGAGAACCTTCGCGCAGCTTAATCAAGGCGAGGAGAACGCGCAGGTCGTCTTGCTGCAGCTCTTCGCCTGTGAAGAAGATGCGGACCTTTGAGGGGTTGTGCGCCTGGATTTCGACTTCGCTCATGTGAACTACTCGTGAGCCTTTCGCAGCTTTGAATAGTGCTGATTTTAGGAGAGCAGGGGCGAATACGAGGGTATTCGAGTGCAGTTTCGGAGAGAAACCGGCTTCAGCGTCAGCGTGGGCTGCTGTGAGAGAAATTTTGGACATTGTGTGCTCCGGGAAAAGTGAGTGTTGTGCGATGTATAGCAACTGCACAAAACTTGGTTTGGAGCACTTTCTCGCTGTTGCTAAGCGTATGCGATGAGCCGGGTGCAAGCCAAGCCCTCAGCTGCAAACGTATAAAAAATGAAATTCACACCCGTCGTCAGAGCACTGCTTGCCGGCTTTGGATGTTGTTTTAAAAGATTCTTTTATTTTATTAAGGGCCTGAGAGGGATTTTTAAAAAATGCAGGGATAATATAGTGATGAAAATAGCTAATAGAGTTGTCGCATATGTCGGTGAAACATTTTCTGATAATCCGAATTCCTCGGGAATAGCGATATTCCTGGAATATACGGGGCCTTACTCTGCTGCAAAGTTTCTTTATACGTGTGCAGATTCGGGAGCAGCTGCTTTTGCGCTCAGTAACTTTAATGTCGGAGAAGTTCGAAATTGGCAGCCGCGCGCCGAGTACCCCTCCGTGAGGGCGCTGAGGGTGGATGAATTTCGCTCGCTCAGCGCGTTAGCGAGCGTGCGTGAGCGACCAGTTGCCTACCTTGGAAGATTGCCACCCCCTTCAAAGAAAGGGGTGCCCTTCGTTGCTGTGCTTTTGAGTGAGTCCTGCGTTGTGGAGACAAGTCATCTGTATCTCTGCGAAGACTTCGACGCAGCTGCAAGAGTGCTGTCCGGCTTGAAAGCTGAAGTCAAAAATTGGGAGCCAAACTTGCGCAAGCGGGGGCTGCCGATTGAGCCCCTCGAATATGAGGAGTTTCAGTATGCTGAGTTGCTCGCTAGCGTAGCAGTGCAGTTGCCCGATTATGATGATGAGGAGGAGGGCTAGCGGTCCTCGTCGTCATCTTTGAGAGCTTCGAGACGACGAATCGTCACGCGAACATAGTCGAAGCTCTCGTACGCGACGTACATCCAAAGCGTGAGAAGCCATGCGCAAGCGCCTGCTTCTGAGAGACCGAAACTCATGATGTACAAGATGACGTTTTCCATCTCTCAATACTGCCCCGAAAAACGATGATTTCGGGGCGGTAGTTAATTACCAACGCTCTGCATCAGGCGGCTGAAAGCTCTCGAAGCTTCTTGTCTAAAAATCGCTGCAGGTCTTCTGCTCGCGCCGATGGTGGTGCATCAAATCCTGGTGAGACGTGCTCTTCAATGCGTCCCGGGACCGCCCGCTTGATTCGCTTAGACACGCCGAGCAGGTAGTTCGCTTGCTTCACCGTCACTGAGTCAACTCTGCACCGGCAGCCATGCCCGTTCGGCGGGTAGAGGTAGCGCCACGCTGGGTCCGAGGCGGGCAGCAGCAGGCCTTCGAGGCGCTGGTGCTCGATGCGTACGCGAGAGTCGCGCATCGTGCGGTACAGCAGGTATGGCCGGGTGTCGTCAGTGAGCTGGTACTCGTAACGACCAGCGTTGTATGCGCTGCGGAGCAGGGTCTGCATGACTTGGCCAGCCGCCGGAGCAGACAAGGCGTCACCTGCAAGGTCTTGCAGCTTCTTCACGTCGAGAGCCGTCGCTTCCAGCTGGCCTGCGGCCACGGCGGCGCGCACGCGGTTCAGAATGCGCTGCGCTTTCTCAGCTGCGACGAGTGACGTCACGTATTCCGAGCTGTCGTATGCAGCAGCAGTCGTGATGCGCAGGATGTCGTCCTTCTTCGCATCTGCGACCGCGGCTTTGACGCCGCCGAGGAACGCCCGGGCTTTCTCAGCAATTCGGGCTTGAGCGGCTTTCGAGAGAAGCATCAAGCCCCTCCCAGGTTAGCGCCAGCAGCGCCAGCAGCGGAGCAGCAGGCACACGCCGCGGCAGCTTGCTCCGTGAATCCTGGCACCTCGCCCCCGGCAGACCTGGTGAATGCCAGGAGCGCCGCTTGCAGCTCAATCACTGTCTTCGCGCCCTTGATAGCGTTCAGCAGCTTGCGGTCCATTTCGGATTCGTCGAAGCCAGCGATGATTGCGTCTATCTCATCGACTTCTTCAGCCGAAAAGGACGACTTCGTCGATGCACCAGAAAAGGACTGGGCCGAGAAGTTCGGCAGCGCCGGCAGGCCCAGGCCTTCGCCCCCCGCGGATTCAAGCAGCGGCTCGTCTTCGCCCGGCTCCCGCAGTCCCAGCATCTCGCGCATTTCGACTTGCGAGACCTTCAACCCGTACGGCAGCAGCTTTGCGACGTTGTCGACCGTGGCTTGCACATCTTTGCTCGCCTCAGCTTCGAAGTACACATCAGGCACTTCGACGTTGTCACCAAAATTCAGACGAACAAAGGGAGTCAGAATGTCGCGCTTGACCGTCAGCGCCAGCGCTTCTTTGTCAGCGCGAGTCAGCTCCTGGCGCACTTCGTTGTGAATGTTGCCCAGCGCGTTGGTATTCGAGCCGCCGGCGCTAGTGCCTGATGTGAGCGATGCGCCCAGAATGACGATAGCGATGATTTCGTCTGCGTAGCGCAGCAGAGCCTGGTGCAAGGCTCCCGTAGAGTTGCTCGAAGCTGCTTCAATCAGCTCAATCTTTGCGCCAGCAGGCAGCAAGCCGTATGCGTCCGAGCCCAGCGACTGCAGAGCCTGCAGCATCACTTCGCTCAAGAGCTTTTCTTCGTCGGGAGTCAGTCGAGACGTTTCTGGGTCCGGCATGTGGCCCACACGGATGGGCTCGCCATAGCGCTCGATGAGCCCCAGGAGCAGCGAAGTCACGGCCGGCGAGGTGAATGCAATTGGCAGCAGCTGAAACGCAAGGCCGGACTCGTAGACGTGCCCGAAACTGTGCTCGGGAACGTGGACAGCGAACTTGAACGGGTCCAAAGGAATGGGGTCGCCACCCATTTCCGCGGGCAGCAGCAGCGGCACACGGCCGGAGCTGTCGAACGTGATGTTCCGCGGAGAGACGGGGACAGTGCGGTCCAGCTTGCGTAGCTTGCCGGGCTGCTCGTCTTCCCAAATAAGCTCGACAGCTGCAAGGCCCAGGTACGCGCCCAGCAGCAGGGGCCCCATCGTCTGGCGGACTGCTACTGTGCGCAGGAATTCCAGGCAGGCTTCGTCCACAGCGTCGTTGCCGGTGTTTACGACATACGGAGCCTGGCCGGTGACGGCGAGCTTGCGGGTGTTCCACGTCGAAGCAAGTTTCGGGATGGAGCGCAGCGCCAGTTCCATCAGCTCAGCGTAAGCCCCGGGGTCTTGATGCGTGCGCAGCTTGTTCATCGCGTCGCGCACCGCGGCCTGGGTAACGCCGCTCACCCCGAAGGAGCGGGTGGGCGTGCTGGAGCGGGCGCCCCGCATGCTGCGGAGCTGAGCGAGGAGGCCCGGCTTTGCAGCAGACACTTCCGTTGTCAGCTGCTTTGCCGGGGCGGGGGATGATTTTCGGAAGAGGTTGAGCATCAGGCGTTCGTTTGCGTTTACGAGCGCCGCCCACCTCCGCCGATGTACTTGAATCGGCTCGAGGCGCTGGTCTCTGGGACGCTCTCAAACGTGTAGCGACTAAAACAGTAGAGCCAGGCTTGGATTGCCGAGTCAACGACGTCCCGGGGCTTGCACCGCGGGAATGCGTCGCTCATGCTGAGGAACTTCTCGTTGTCAGGGTCGTCTTCAATCAGCCAAACCAGGCCTTGCTCGAGGTATGTAGCCGCCAAGCGGGCGCGCTCCGTCTTCCCGCCGCCCAGCTCTTTGGGGTCAACGGGGATGAGGTGGAGCTTTGTGGAAGCCCGCAGCTGCTGGAACGCAGCCAGGCCGGACGGGCCGGCTGTCTCGATGAGCTGGATAGCGCCAGCAGGGAACTGCTTTGCAAATTCCGGGATGCGCTTGAGCAGCGCGGGGACAGCGAGCCACTCCTCGAGCTGGCCAAGCTTGAACAGGCCTTCTTTGCCGGCTTCCCGGGAGAGGCCCCAAACAGTGGCGCCGGTTGGGTCGTTTGCTTCGTTATCTGTAGCGGCTGTGTCCCAGCTGATGTAGTGCGCGAAGAACCGGGGCAGCATCTGGCGCTTGATGAAGCGGTAGCAGTCCCGCTGGAGGATGCCGCCTCCCTTGGGGGCGGGGCGCTGCTGCAGTTGGCCCGCGGTGCCGTAGCTGCCAAGGCGCTTCTTCATGCCGGCGATTGCTTCGGCGGGGACGTGCTCTGGCCAGAGCAGCTCACCTTCTTTCGTGCGCGGGTCCCTGAAACCCAGTGAAGTGGTGCATGCCCTGACGGGCTCAAACTCAGCGGGAAGCATGAGGTGCTCCCACCCGCCTTCTGCGAGGCACACCGAGGACAAGTCGTTCTCGGACAGGCGCTGCATCGTCAAGACGATTGAGCCGTGGCGGGCGCTGTTCAGGCGCTGGCAGAACGTGTGGTTCCACCAGTCCGTGGTGCTCTCCAGGTACGCGTCCGAGCCCATTTCATCAGTGTTCTGAGGGTCGTCAGCAATCAGAATGTCGCCGCCTTCACCCACACCGCCCGAGACCGAAATGGCAATGCGGTAGCCGCGCTTATCGTTTTGATAGCGCTGCTTTTCGTTTTGGTCACGCCCAAGGGCGAATGCACCACCGAAGCGAGCTTGAAACCACGGTGATTGGATGAGCTGCCGGCTCTTCAGTGCGTCGCGGGTGCTGAGCTTCTGCACGTATGACGCGGTCAAGAACTGCCGCTCGGGGTGGTTCAGCCAGTCCCATACCGGCCACAGCACCGAGACGAGCAGCGACTTCATGTGCCGTGGGGGCACGTTGATGAGCAGGCGCTTTATCTCGCCACGGCTGACAGCTTCGAGGTGCTCGCAGATTGCTTGGACGTGCCAGTTGTCCACGAATTCGTGGCCCGGCTCCAGCACACGCCACGCGCGCTTTGCAAACGCGTAGAGCGAGCGACGGCAAATCTCTGCTTCGATATCGAGAGCAGAGACGCGGTGCAGCAGCGTAGTCGGAGCCGTCATGCCGCCCCGGTCTTTTGCTGCAGGGCTTCCAGCTGCTGCAGCTCTTCGAGAGAGAGCGCCCCCAGGTTGACGGTCTGCTCCACTTGAACAGCTCCCCCGTCTGCGCCCGTCAGCTCAGTTTTTGTCGCCGCAAAGGCGCCGGTCAGCTGGGCTTCATGGCCCATCGCTTTGATGAGCGCTTGCAGCTCGGGGGCGCCGGCCGACGCGTCGAGCACTCGGGGCAGCCACTTGGCCATCACCTGCTCCAACTGCTCCAGCTGCTTTGCCCGGTACTCCGTGGCCAGCTCCCGAGTGTCTTCAACCAATGCACCACTTTCCCGCGCCAGCACCGCGTGGACACGGCCGACAGACAGGGAGAATTCGTCCGCAAGTTCGCGGAGGGTCTTCTTCTGAAGACGTCCTTCCACAATCTTTTTGTCGCGCGCAGCCCGGCTCAGCGCGCCAACGGAGGCGGCTGGTTTCCTCTTCTTGGGTGCTGCGGCCTTGGTCAACTTCAGTGCCCCAAGAACTTCACGGCATAGGGCAGCAACAGGCCTGCAAGGCCTGCAGCGCCAGCTGCTTTTGCTATCAAAGTGGAGGTGGCCTGCTGGCTTGCACCGAGAGCCGCTACTTCGGCGGCGAGCCGGTCGATGGCTTGGTCCCGGTTGCTCGACTTTGTCTCAGCGATAGCTAAGCGCTGCAGAATCTCAGTCTGCGCGCTGAGGGCTGCTTCGATGCGCTGTGTCACGAGCAATAGCTCGTCGCGAGATGCGGGGGTGAAGTGAGGGATGGGAGTCATTTGCAGGCGTCAAGTAGTTTTTCGAGAGCCTGCTCACGAGAGCGATGCTCGGTTACGGATAGCGCGTAAGCCTTTGCCACAGCTCCCGGGGTGGAGTCCTGCAGATTGGCCAGACGTGCGGGCGGATGAGGGGGACGATTTTCAGAAGCGGCTGAAGGGCACGGCAGCTGGACGGTCACTACTCTTGTAGCTACCGTTTCGGGAGCGCGAGACGCGCAGCCAGCGGTGGCAGCGGCCGTGAGCAGCAACGCTGCGTGGTGCATCCGGAGACTCATTTCGGGGCCCCTTCCAGCTCTGCGCCGAACCGAACGAGGTAGTCGATAGCGTCCGGGCAGGTGGCCGGCTCGGGCTCACGCTCGATGTAGATGAGCTTCTCTTTCACACGAGTGCGTTCCAGCGCCAGCTCTTTCGCCAGGGCGTCGGACTTGGCTTTGCGGTCGCGGCCTTCTTGCTCTAACTTCGAGAGCGCGTCCATCGCGGACATATAGCCCGAATGAGACAGCGCGGCGCGGGCTTCAGCGGCTTCAGCGCGAGCGTCGGCCCTGCTGATTTGCACGCGCTGATACTGAAAAACACCCCCCAGCGCCAGCACCAAGAGGATGGCTGGGAGGAGGGCGCGGAGCTTGGCCAGCAGCATCACTTCTCCGCGGCAGGCTTGGACTTGGGCTTTGCCTTGGCGCGGCGCTTACGTGCAATCTCTTTGCGCTGCTTGGCGCGCAAGTAAGCGATTGCGAACGACACAACGCTCGTCACAACGACAAGCTGCCAGCCGCCAAGGGCGCCAGCGACGAGGGGGATGTAGTCCGAGAACATCTCGAAGCCGCTGAGCAGCACAGTGACTGCCACCGCGGTCCAAGTTTCCCAGTTGCTCTTGATATAAGAGCAGAAAGTCTTGATTCGGGCGAACATTGCAAGGTATTTCATGGGTGGTAATACCTTGTGTAGCGAACGAAAGTGCCTCCTTGCGGGGGCTTATGCACCAGTTCACCGAGCGGGTCAGTGCAGCAGGCCTGGAGCAGGGCAGCGCACTAGATAGAAGTCATCCCCGCCTCGTACGCCCGGCCGTAGTTCCCACGCATCCGGCCTCGCTCGGCAGCACCACACGTGCATCTTCCTGTCAGCCGTAATCTCAACAAAAATCACCGCGTCGTACCCACCTGCTACGCTTTTTGCAACAGCAAAGCTATGTCCAGGGCGGTCGTACGCTGCTTTGATATCAAACCGGATGCCGGAGAGGAGAACGTCAGGCCGGGCGTCTACGCCTTCGACAACGGCTTCGGCTTGGACGTCGATGAGCCCCTCGACAGCGCCTTCAGCGAGGCGCCCTAGCTCGTCGAGGGTCAGAGGGCAACCCTTCCAGATTTGGCGCTCTTGGAAGCGGCACCCTAGGCGGCGCCGGTTGGCCTCGGTGCGAGCTTGACCTTCCGCGCGGAGGCACGCAACGCGGTGCGAAGGGAGAGAGATGCGCCCCAGGTAAATTGGTGCATCAGAATCGGCTGCTGCTATCAAAGCAGAAGCGAAGAGGGCTTTGTGAGAAAGGTCGTCTGCTGAGAAGCGGACGGGAGAAGGGGTGGGCATTCATACGTCTCCGCGCCTTTTGCGCAAGCGCTGCGCTGTGTAGTGACCTAGGGAGAGGGAGACGCAAGAGGGGGCCTGGGGGGAAGGGATGCCCGCGCAGGGCGGGCGGAGGGAGGGGTGGGTCAGTGCAGCAGTTCGAACAGGTCTTCAGCGTCGGACTTCAAGAAGATGGCCAGCCGCTTTGCGAAAGCGACTGCGTACGCTTGCACCGCATCGCAACCCTCGTCCGTCATTGGCTGGACTCGAAAGGGGGTGTGCCACTTCGCCATGGAGAAGATTTCGATAGCAACAAAGCGAGATTCGGCGCTGTCTTCGTTCAGCTCGCGCAGCACGTTGTATGGGGTCTCCCAGGTCAGCGAAGCTTTGTCGGCGTATGCGTCGGGGTCGTTTTTGTCGTACTTGACGTACTTCTTGTGCTCTTCCGCGAGCCTCAGCAGGTGCTCTGCGGCACGAGCGAGCTGGAGAGCTAGTTCGCTTGTTTTTGCATACGAAAATTTTGCTGCAGGTGCGTATGCCACGGTGTTGACCGCGACTGCGGGGCCGTCTGGGAGAGCGGCGAACGCGGCGTGGTCAGCTGCACGCTCTTCAGCAGCGCTCAGCGTCTCAGGGGGAGCTGACGTGAAGTCCAGCTCCGGGTTGATGCGAGTGTGCATACGCTTAGCGATAGCGCGAGTTGTGCGGGGGGATGCTTTTCGGGAAGTAGCCAT